GCTTACATACTAAACTTGGGTATAGTATTACTATACCGATTGGAATGGGAGTGTGCCAGAGTACATATGAATAATTGTTCATATGAACAATCGTAGATAAGATTACAACCGATACGCGTAGACAATTCCGCTTCCCCAACCCGAGTTGTCAGACAATTCAATGGCAAAATGTAAGCGCTTACATACTAAACTTGGGTATAGTATTACTATACCGATTGGAATGGGAGTGTGTCAGAGTACATATGAATAATTGTTCATATGAATAATCGTAGATTGTACTAAATTAAGTACATTGCGTGTAATGGTGGACAGGGGTAGGAATGAGTGATATGAAGAAGAGTCCGAGAAATTAAAGAGGGCATAAGCCCTCTTATTTATTAAGGGAGTACATTGTACTCCCTGTTTAATTCAGTTCATATTTTATAATACTTAAGCCCACCAGTAAGAAGTATTCAAAATCCTATATGTCTTGATAGTCAAATTGGTTGCACCATCACTTTTTATATCACTTTCCAACTTGATTGAACCATCTTTTGACCATGTTGCGTCAATGTTGTATGATGTAATTCTTCCATCTGATTCCGTGATTCTCACATTGAGCAGATCATAGATATATCTATCTTCCATAGGTTTTACGTCAGTCTGAATCAGTTTAGTTCCCTGTGGTAACATTGTTGGATTTGATTTATTGTAAGCACCATACAAGTTAGCAAGTGTCATGTTGGCATTAACTCTAAGTAAGATCGCTCCGCTTGTTTTATCTGGGATTAAATTAGCTTGTTTGGAAATAAGGATTGCTTCACCGTTTACTTTTTTAAGCGATTCCTGTGCAACAGATAATGCCTGTGTTGCTTTTTCCACAGAGTCTTCTGCACTCAACTGTGCATTGTCCGCTTTAGCTTCGTTTGCTTTCATAGCCGTGTCGATCTTTTCGTTTGCAATATTAATGTCTCCCCAGTTAGCCTTGTCAGTTCCTAAGAAAATCGGAAGTTCGTAGTTTGTTGTTTTGTTTGTGTACATAGTTTTCTCTCCTTTTATAATAGATTTTTTGAATTGAAATAATAGTCAGTCGCGGAAATATTCTTTTCTGCGTATTGCGTCATTGTAAGGTTTTTTGCCTTGTACTCGTCAACGGTTATTCCGTTTGGTGTATGCTGAAGAACCAACCAGTCAATAGTTCGTTTAAGTGGTAATACTTGCATACTATTTGGATCAACATAGAGCAGATCCCAGTTAATTTCTTTTTTGTACTTGCAACTTTTTTCTGCATAATAGGTTGCTGTCCAGTTAAGTTCCTTATACTCGTTAGTTGTTAAACTAAGTTCGGCATATTCATTTACCGTCAAGCAACATAGCGACCTATTAAAAATAGTGTCAATTATGTTTTGTAAAGTGTCAACATATCCGTTAAATGGATTGTAAAGAATGTTGTTGTTGAACCCTTGTAACGTATTCATCAATTTCATGATCTCTACTTGCACATTAGCTAAAGCAGTTGCGTTGACTTTTTGAATTAATGAATTTAGTACAAGAAAGTTTGAATTGATCTTTTCAAGATTCTTTAAGTAAAGTTCTTTTGAAAAGTTTTCAGTTGTATTTTCTACTCTCTCGTCATTTGTGTCAATATACTTATATACTGTTTCTAATTCCGAATTTAATTCATCAATGACAGTTTTCAGTTCTTCCACTAACCAGTCTAAGTTATCTTCGTGATAGCCCATACATCCACATCTTATCATATAATCACCCTCTTTCTAGTACACTGGGATTGTGATACAGTCCTCGAAATCCATAGCGACGGTATAATACCAAGAAAAATCTGCTATATTTCTTTCCTGTCTCAACATATCTTGGCTACTTGTGACACCAATATTTCCATGTGATCTCATTTCAAAACCTTTTGTGCTGTCTCTAGTTTCGTCATCACGAGCATTTTTGTTTCCTGTACTACTTCCCCTTGTAGTATTAAGCACACTACTACTGTCATGCACTTTTTCGCTACTTGTTGTATCAGATTGCACATTTCCATTTTCATCTTTGTTCGTAGTGCTTTGATCCTTATTACTAAAGGATGACGTATTATAAGCGCTTACTTTGTTTGTAGTCTCTTCGTTTGAGTTCTTATCACTTGACTGTGATACTTTCTCACTTACTTCCCTGGTACTATCTGACGATGTAGAAACTTCTGTTTCGGTTTCATTTGTTCCTGTGTTGTTTTCAGTGCTTGTTCTTCCAGAAACCCCAGTGTATTTTTCTATACTGCTTTCTTTTCTATCGTAGTTTTCTAGCATTTCATATTCTTGTTGCGTACTCAACCATAAACGCTCATATTTATACTTGTACATTCTGAAAAATGTTTCAATCATTGTTTTCAATTTTTTAGGGTTGTTGTATCTACTTTCGTTTTCTCCGCAGTAATCAAGTATTGTACTTATAAGAGTGTCTTTATCAGTACCGCTAGGTATTACTATTGATTCAAATAACCTAGGTTCGTAAACATACATTGAATTTAAAGTCAGATATTTATGTATCATACTGGTTTCCTCTCTTCGTACGCAACAGAATCGTGTATGATCCCTACGCTTTTAACTGACGGTTGACCGTTCACAACGTTTCCGTCCACTACTAAATAAATCGTTCTTCCGTCTACATCCTTGTCACTCTGAATAAGCACTTTCTCGTCCGCGTTGTGATAAACTGTCTGCATTTTTTAAATCTCCTTTCAAGTTTATGTCAATATCTACTCCAAACATTTCTTTACATTTCTTACATTCTTTTTTGAGTCTGTCTATGATGTAGTTGATCCGTAGTGTGGTTTCTGCGTTGTTGCTGTTTGCTTCGTCAGAAATTAGTCTCTCTTTCTTTTCAGTATTCACCGTTGGAATACCCATTTCTATGTCAAAGTTGCTAATGACTTTCCTCATATCAACAAGCAATTTATCAACAATATAAGTATTCGCTACATTGTTAAAAAACAATTCAGCTTTATTCTGGGAACTTCCTTTCTTTGCGAATACCATTGCTTCTCCGCTATCGACTTTATCAGTCATCTTCTTGAAGTTTTCGGCTTCTTTGTTGTCTTCCGCGAGATAAACATAGGCTAACTTTACATTCCTCAGATTGACGTTTGTGGAAAGTTGGATTTCCGCTAACTGTACGGCATAATAACTAATGATATCCCACATCCCCGTATAGTTTGGGTTGATCGTGAACAGCACACAATCTTTATCAATAGTTCTTTCAATCCCCTGTACAACAGTATTGTTTACTTGTATTTCCGTAGGTTTGTCATACAAGTTATACCCGAGAACGGAACAACGTTGTGCGATCACCCCATATTTTACCGTCTTAAAAACTGCAATACCACCGTCCAGAAGCAACGTGAACATGAAATAGTCATAATCTATACTTTCTGGAAGAGTCACATCAAATACCGCTATTGCACGTTGCAACAAGTATTTTGCCCAGTAGAAGAACAGGTCTTCTCGGCTCTTCATACAATCGCAACTCGGTGTGATCGAATAATTAGGAATAAAACCATTATACAATTCTCATACCCCCTTTCATAAAATTGATAATTGTCAACAATTCTGTTTGTGTGGCAGTATTGATCGTGATTTCTGGGTTTGCTACCTCTACATATCCACTAAGACTTGACAGCTTCCTTGGTTGCATTAATGGGGCACCAAAAGTATTTAACGGCAATGTCGGTGTGCTTTGTTGCAATGTAATCATAAAGATCTGATTGTTATATACTCCCTCACCCACTCCGCCGACTGATAGTTTCATTCCGCCACCGCTTAAAATATTACTGCCGCCAGTTACAACTCCAACAGCGTTTTTCACTCCCTCTGATAGACTGTCTAATAGACTATTTCCATAGGCTTTCAGACTCTCCAATGTTCCACCCTCGGCATTGATACCAGTTTCATACGCTTTTTCAAGTGCCCCACTGAAACCAGATATAACTTGCCCAGTAGGGTTATTATCAATAAAAGTAATCGGAACTTGAACCCCGATCTGATACTCTTCTCTTTGCAAGAAACGCTTTTCGCCAGATTCCAGAAAATACAAGTCTGTGAAAGCCTTTCCGCTTGTGAGATCACATACTGTTTTCAATCCTATTTTATCAGTATTTCCGATAATTCCGTTAGGCAAGTCGATCATGCCTCTAAAAGGAATGAAAACCTTATATGACGCGTACGGTGCAAAGTTTCGGAAGTTCCCACTGTCGTATTTTTTTAACACAGATAATTGATATTCATAAACGTTATCTATTGCTACTGTTGGGGTTGGAATTTTTTTACAATATGATCCAATACTGCTTGGTACACTCCATTCATAAAACCCAAGTTTTATAGTGTCGGCGTCCCAAGCTGCTTCACTATCTGCCACAAAATTATAGGGAAAATATATACAGGTCGACAAATATTCCAAAGGATTAAAAAACATTTTACTTACTTTGTTATCGACCAGTTCTGCAAAGTTGTCAGCGTTAAATATATATTGAGTGAATAACCTTAGCATAACAGCGTCCATGGCATAAAAGCCAGTTCCAAGTAAAGATTCTCCACCGCCTACACCAATCACAAAGAAGCCTTTTTTAAATTCTTCAATTGTTTGAGTTGTGTATCTCTCCTCAACAAACGCTTGCATTGGTAAAACCGGATCGGTATACGCATTGGAGTATTCACTTTCGGATCTCATAACAAATTGGGTGCTGTTCAAGATTTGCTCCCTGTAAGTTGCAAGAACGTCTTCTTTACATTCCAATTCAGCAGTGTTGTTTGAAGTAAAAGTAATATTTATGATCCAATAGCACCTATTAAATTCTTTTGCTACAACGTAGTTTACTTCCGATAATCCTGTAATATCAGTATTGTAAATCTCAAACGTTGGTGTTAGTAGCGAGGTACGGTCTTTCAACCGTACCTCAAGAAAATCCGATTCAATGATACTCGGCTTATAAGTGCTATTTACTTCCTTTGATACTTTTGCAATTGCAATTTTCATATCATTCTCCTTAGTCCAGAAGTAATACAACTCCGTTTTCTGTCAGATCGTTCCAATAGCGAACTGTCCAGTGTTCCCACATGGTATAGTATCCACCTCGTGAATTGAATGGGGTTGTTGATGTCCAGTGGCTAATCAGACTGATTCCGAGTGCGTCTTCATCAGCAATTACTCCGAACACATGGTCTTCATTTACAGCTTCGCTTGCTTTAGTGATTGTTCCGTCAACCCCCATGATAGAAGGTTCAATATTAATCGTTCCAGGCTTCTCGATGTTCTGCCAGTAATTAACGCGCCTGTGATCAATGAGCTTCATATACTCTGTATTAAACAGATTTGAAAGTACCTCGGAATCTAACATTCTATCCATCGGTGCATAGATCCACGCTTTCTGATTCTTATACGGCGTGTGTCTCATGACAGGCTTATTTGTGATGTTCGTATGGAACAGAGTGCTTCCCTCTGTCATCAAAGCGCAGATTGTTTCAATTCGTGCTTTCACCCACATCATAAACGGTCGGAAGTTATCCGGCGCAAAAACAGTATCGTATGTTAATTGAGTTCCGGCGATTGCATTGTATTCTGTCAAAAGGTGGATACGGTTCTTTTCCTCTGCGTCAGAACTCAACTTAGCCCCGATAAAGTTATTGAGACACGCCTGTGCTGTTACTTTCTTAGATAGGTTCAGATAATTCCTACGATCAATCGTAAGCATTTGAATGTATCTTGCAAGTTCATCTGGCGATCTGAATGCTTGGTTCAGCTGATCTCGGAAATATGTAAGATAATTCTCAAAGCGGTTCCCACCGTAGAAGTTCGTCTGTAGGATCTGACGTGTCTTTACCTTAAACATATCAACTCCGTCTCCGTAAGCGTCACCGTTTTCTTGAGTGGAAATCAATGGAAGACGGCTATCATCAGTATAAAACTTTTCGTCATATACTGGGGTTAGCTTCCGCACTTGGTTTCCCCATTTCTGCTCGGAAACTTCCAGACCGAGTGTCTGCTCTGGCAACGGACGCATGGAAAAAATGGTGCGGTCAATCATCTGTGTGATCCAACCCCCCAGTTGATCTTCCATCACTTTCTGTACCGTAGTTGCCATTGAAATAAATTCACTTGTATTTACCGGCGCGAGTGTTTTCTTTCCAGTTGCTTGATTGTACAACTCATTCATAATGGTTGCGCCCTGTTCAAATGTTCCACCGTTCTGTGCCATTATCTCCCCTCCTCAATTACTTTTTTCAAGAAATCGTCTACGGACATAGGTTCATCTTTTTTGCCGCCAGAAGTTCCTCGGTTTTCTGACTGCACCTCGTCAATGACCTGTCTAATGAGATCTTTCATACTCATTTCCGGCTTTGTTTCCGGCTTTGTTTCCGGCTTTGTTTCTGGTTTTGTTTCCGGCTTTGTTTCTGGTTTTGTTTCCGGCTTTGTTTCTGTAAATGCCTTGATTTCTTCTTTCGTATATCCGGCTTCAATTAATTTCATAATTTCATTCAATAACATAATTTTCTCCTATAATAATGTTTTCGTTTGATTGCTTTTAATAACCACGGTTCTAACTTTGTTGGAGTCGGAATAGGTGTCTCTCCATTTTGACAAAAGTCAATAGGGTTGTATATAAACCCTTGGACATAAGCATTGGGTGTCCATGTCCACTTTTCCGACTTTTTAAGTGTTTGGGTGTAAAAGAATGCCCCACCATAGGCACTATTAGAAGTAACGATATCACCAGTCTCCCAGTTTATCTCCTCAATAACCGCCACATGACCGCCTTGTCCTGTAAGACTACCAGTGTAACCAAAGCAAATAATTGCTCCAAGTAAAGGTTCTTGACCTCTTTTGTAACCGTCTCCAGTATTGTAAAACCATTGATCAGCATTTCCAGTTGATAAAGTAGGTCGTTCACCTGTTAGTTCGTAAAATCTCCCCCATGCGTAACAAGTACAGTTTGGAAGACCGTAACCGGCTTGATAAAATGGATTGTCACTGTACCATAACGGATTGTCTCGTATTCCATCGTCAGTCAAACGTTTTGGATATACAATACAACTTTCGCCCTCAAGTATACTATAAAAGTGTTCTGCGCTATCACCTCTTTTTTGCTCTTGGTGAGGGTCAGCCGGATGTTCATAGTAGTATAAAAAATATGTGGCAAGTGTGCGTATATCCAATTTGCTTGTCTTAAATTCCGTAAAACTGATAGGTGGGGAACTCGGGAAAACTTCTGGGTTCTCAAACCATTGTATATTATTTTCAGCTTCATAGTTAATACGATCAAGTTCCTGTTCTGGAGTTGGGTTTGTACTTCCTACCCAGTCAAACAGTTTTGTCGCGGGTGTCCATTGTGTAAATCCGAATCCTCTTGAATAGTCAACAACCAACGACTCCCAGATATCAGGGTTCACAGTTGATTCCCATACCATGTTCCCTAGCATTCCGGCAACGGCTTCTTTCGTCCATCCTTTTTGTTTCAGGTAGTTCCATACCAATTTTGCATTGTTGTCACTCTGCTCTGCTGATAAGTAAAAGTTTCCCCTTATCCACTCCATTATAATGTCTCCCTAGTCTTTAAATATGTGGCTAATTCAGTGATCGCTTGCGTGTTGTTTTCAAGCACACACTGTAACCCGGCAACCTCATCTGCGTGACGTTCTTCCATTTTTTCGATCTTTTCATCGTTTTTTGATTCTCTGTGATATACATACCACATCATTGCCCCACAGAGAACAGCAGATAAACCGAAGTTTGATAAAAACTGAATAAACTCAATTGTCATATAATTACCCCTTTCTGTCGGCATAAAATTTTTTGTAGCAAAGATATAGTAAATACAAAAGGAAAGTTAAAATCTCTAATCCGCCGACTAGTTAGAGCGGGATTCCGTCCCTTGCGTTGCTCTTTTAACTCTCCTTTCTGTTATCTATTATATAACTACTAAAACAATATGTCAAGCATAATATACTTGCATTCATAATCCTCATACTCCACTTTATCCTCAAGTATCATAGCTGTCAACCATCTGCCATAATTGATATTAAACTGTCTGATACTTACATCGTCACGGTCATAGTGAGGAACTGACTTATTAAACACTTTACTTATATACCACATACCATTAGACTTGTGCTTAAATACCCCAAAGCGATCGAAAGAAGCAATAGGGTTGTACTCCCTTAAAGAACGTGATACGATTGATCTTAAGTCATCATATGCAAAAGAATTATTTAATGCCATTTCAGAAAACCTTGTACCACTTGTTAATTTATATAGTGCTGTCTGACTCTTCTTTTCTTTAAAGTCTCTATTTTCATAGAGTTCTAGGATCGTACCTTTATCAGTTAGATCCATAAAACCAATATTCTTTGACACCATTTTCTCATAATATGGCATTAAATTCAGTTCAAATAAAATCGGCGAAGCCAGACTATTTGCATTAGATAGCAGATAAGCATATAAAGGCTCTTTCCCAAACAGTTCCCGATTTCGTGATATTGTCTCATAAAGATTTAAAAATGCGTCAGCTTCTCCTTTTATTTTCTTCTTGTGTTTCTCGGGAATAAACTCGTCATATACAAGACTTTCAACTTCTGGAAGTTCTATGCTTCGCATATTTGCGAAAGTCGATAATGCCGCGGCATAACCAATACAACAAGATTTTTCTTTAACATAGATACCCGCTAATTGCTTATTGATCTTTAGCATACAAAAATCTAAACCAGTCATGCTATTAATAGACTTAAATGGATTTGCTTTCCCTGTCTTATCGTTCAAGATTGTATCTAACTCCGCTTGCGTGCGCCGTAAGTATAAAAAACAACGTCGCTTTTCTAATGCTTCTGATACCAGATTCCCCATAGTTTTCCCCGATCCTCGTCCACCGATTGAAAAGTTAAAAGGACGTTTTAAGCGTCTAGTACGTCGGCACGCTTTCGGATAGTAAAAATCTATATTAGCGTTATTCTTCTCAAACACTTCTAAATATTTCTTTGATTCCTCTTCGGTAAAGGCATTATTAAAAGTGGTCTCCACTAAATTAATATTATTCTTCATATTTATCACCTATTAAAAAAAGGCTCTTTCGAGCCTTTAATTTCCTTTCTATTTTACAAGGAATGTTACTGCCAAACCTCTTCCGGCTTTGATGTTTCGGAACTGAATCGGGATCCCGGCTTTGATTTCTTCCTCTGTGAACAGTTTAGCGAGTTCTTTCACTCTTTTAGCAAGTACAACTGATTCCCCAGAATACAATTCGCCGGAAGCGTCTTTAATAACAACGATTTCTTTTTTTACTGCTTCTTTTGTTTCACGATCTTCTGATTCTGTTTCTTTGATTCCGAATCCAACCATCGTGATCTCTGTTTCTTCGTTTCCGGCTTCTTTGAACCCTTTTCCTGCGTTTGAGTTGAATAAATCTTTTGCTGTGATGTTAATGTTTGTCATTGTTTTAATCTCCTTTTTTTCTGTATTTGATATGTTAATTATTACATTATTAATTCTACTACATATAAATCAAATTGTCAATATTAAAATCTAATAATTCTAAATACTCTTCCGTAATTCCCAAAGTGTACTCTGAGGGTAGCACCGCTATGTTTGAACCTGTTATTATCTTTTCGCCATTTACTGTTATGTAATGTACAGGACAATCATTATACCAGACAGCATTCCCGCCACTACTGATACCGTCATAGATTTTATTAAACTTGTAACCAAGTTTAAAATTATCAATTGTTCCTAAATCCATTGCACCGTACTTCTTATTCACTCCGGCAATTGTTATATGCAATTCCCCATCTATCGTGTATGCGTATTTCTTCGGTCCGTATGTCTTAAATTCATCGTACGGTTCTTCTTCCTCATACACTCCCATATAGATTTTTTTACCATTTACAACGGCATACGCTCTATAATGTTCAGCAATAATAATTGTTTGCTTATTAAGTTCATTGATTTTATCAATGACAGAGTCATCTAATATCTGGCATTTATCCGAATCTGTATCGCAATAAAGTGTACCCATACCAGTAATGTCGATAATATCTTGCAATCTCTTTCTTGCATGAGCAGTGACCCAACAGCTCCACTGCAAAGTTAAAAATGCGTTTCTACTGTTATAGTAATCTTCCAACTTTTCGGCTAGTGTTTTTTCTTCCTCTTCTGGCAACGCTTCCCAAAACTCGGAAACATTCCAAACATATTCATCATGTATAGGGTCGGTCATTGTCATGCCAAAAATGGCATTAAGCAGTTCTTTGTATTTTGCATATAAATAAGGATCGGAGTTTTTCAGCTCACTTTTGCCTTGAAAATACTCTCGTATTTCCTCTTTTAATTCATCCGGCAATTCCCCACGTTTGGCAATATAGAAGCAATGAAATGCTATTTCCTTGTAATCATATTGCTTATTTATGATCTCCCAGTCAATTTCCGTCATGCTCATAGTCACTTCATTAGCTTCTAAAACTCGTCCTGTAAATTGGCTAAAATCTTTTATTTGCTCGCATTTTGATACTGGTATATATGGTATTGGAACGTGATTTTTTAAAGTTAGCCCTTTGAATGACACTGTAAACATACAACAGTAAGTATTTAGTAACAGCTTTACTTGTCGCATATTTTTGACCTTTATCGGTGTAAATTTTTCCATTGGAAAATAGCAACATAACATAACAAAAGGATATGAAGAGGATATGTCAAAGTTCCTTATATTATGCAATTTCTTTCCTACGATAGCCCTATACGCATGAGTGTTTCCACCTCTACGCAATTTCATGCATAGATTGTAAGTACCCTCATTTAAAGAAAAACTTTTAAATTGTTTTCTATTGTTGGGATTCTTTCTCATAGCATTACGACAATTTCGCCTAACGTAACCAGTTGAAGTTAAAGGTATAGTTCTTAGATCATCGTCAACTAATTTTGTCTTAATTGCTTGTACTAGACCTCTAACGTCGTTATACGCATAGCCAAGTTCTTTTGGTTTCAATACCGTTGACGGCGTTCTTATTACGCTATAATCCAGATCCCCAACTCCCTTTACATAGTCAACGTCAGAATCTTTTAGAAATCGAAATAAAGGCTTATTACTCAATGCCAAACTACATCTAAACTCGATACAAGAATCAATTTCGCATTTTAATACTTTCCTTTTATCCTTAGCAAATATGTTCGTAAAATTTACAAAAGAAGATAAAAATTGAAATTCAAATGAGAGGTTATGAACATAAATCACAAACTTCCTTTTTGCATTTAAATTAAATACGTTTTTCAATCGTTGTAGAAATAACAAAAATTCATTCCATGTTCTCCCCATGCATACATGATCCTCAATGCAAAACTGCCATAAATACATAAAGCCATAGGGTTGATCGCAATCTATGGAAGTTGTCTCTATGTCAAAAGCTGATACTAAATTCAGTATTACTTTTTTCTTCCCCACTTCCCCACAATGTAAGTAACTTTGTAGTGGAATAGAATCCCATGTATATACTTCCTCTTCCTTATAACTTCCATCTTTCATTAAACATTCTGCGATCATGTTTTTTTCTAGTCCTCTTTCACATATTCCCAAAAATCAAGACCTATATTCTCATACAATTCATCAATTGTAGTGATCTTATTATTATTAAAATCTTTCAAAGTTTGCTTTACTTGATCTACTGTCTTACCTGTTCCGACAGCACGATCAAAGAATTCTTGTATCTGCTCAGATGACAAGTTCTTTTCACTTTGCTTATAAGTTTCAGAATTCAAAAAATCAAAAAAATCTTTAGGGTTCTTTACATCTAAACCTTTTTTTCTAAAAGTTTCGACAATCCTAGATTCAATATTTTTTACACCAGTAACAGTAGAGCTTTCAGCATTTAAAAAATTAATTATTTCCTCAAGATCCTCTATAACTTCAAAAGGATCATTACTGATTTCTTTTCTCGTGCTAAAGCGATTAGATCCATATGCTTTTTGAGTATATCTGGTTGCCGGCTTATAAGCCCAACCTATATATTTATTACCTTTACTATCTTTTGACGCTTTCTTTTCAAGACGCAAAAGGCGGGAGTTTGCCCGCCTTGCTAATTTTACTCTTAATTTGTTTAAATCGTCTAAAGATGTAAAGTCTCCTCTTAAATCTAGTTCAATTTTTTCACTCGGTTTAAATTTCATTGGATCATGTACATCCTTTCTTCATGCTCTGTATTAAGTGGCAATAGAACTTCTCCTGTCAACCTTATACCAGATCTAACAGCGTCCTCTATTACTATTGCTATTGCCAATTTCACGCATTCATTTTCCTCATAAAATGGACTGCAATTGATACATCTTTGTATAGTGCTTAAATAATCTTCTCTTCTAATCATATTAATTATTCTTATCCCACTTTCCGCTTTCATCCAGATGAAAAAACTCTCCATTTTCATAGACCGATTGATTAACTACCATTGAGCCAATGGGTAACCCATCGTTTCGTTTTCTAAGGTAGTACCAATTACTTCCATCATGAACCCAACCTGTAAGCATTGCACCAATTGGGCGGTCGATCATCACTCCATTATTTAAGAAATACCATAAATCATTTACTTTTGCCCATCCAGTAACCATTTTGCAATCATTGTTAAAATAGTAATAGTTACCATCAATATACTCCCATTTATTCTGACTTGCATATCCCATACTGTTAAACCAATACCATACATCAGCAAGTTTTAACCATTGATTTTTTGCATATGTACCATTAGAGAATCTGTACCACCAACCAACATTATCTTGTTTCCATCCCTCGCCAACAGTATTGTAACTTTCCGTGTTTACACATTGCAAAATGCCGTCCCATGGATAACTATAATAATCATGTATATATGACTCGTAGCCTGTCTGATCGCCCTCTGTTCCGTCAGTTGTTCCGTTTTCAGATATACAAAACTCTGCAAGCATATCCGGCACAGCCGACGTGCATAAAGCTGTGTGATTTGCTTCATTAAGATATACATCTCCTCGCTGTGCTATATAGCCAGATGACATTGAATGCCATACAAAGTTACCTGTGCTTGTCATACATGAGCGCATATTTCCAGTATAGGTTGCCCCACCACAACTGATACCTGCTGATTCAAAAGCGGAAATAATTGCAGAAGAACAATCACGATCTCCTTGCTCAAGTTCAAAAGGCATATTGTCAATATTGACAATGCATTTTCCCTCGCCGTCACCCCAACGGCTGACTTGACTATATCCGTGCCAGTCGTGGTTTACTAAGTGTTCCATGAGTTGAGTTGCTACTTCTTTTTTTAACATTTTTTATTCCTCTCCATTTCGTGTAAAATATAACCTATCGTAATTCCCCAAATTACAAGTAAAAAATCTTGCATAACATTAAACCTCTACATAAACAAAAATAAATCATCAATCCCTATAAGTTCATTTAACTCTTCATATGACAAGCCTGACATTAACACTAAAATTATGTGCAAAGATTCAACTATTTTTCTGCTTGTATCATTTAAGCCACATCTTCTTTGAAGCTCAACTTGTCTTCTAATTACTTCAATAATCTTTTCCACTTCAATAACATCTTTCATTGTAGTTACCTCTCTTCCTTATTCAAAGCTAAATCCAAACTCACTGTCGATAAACTCCTCAAAACCATCGTCTAACTCACAATATCTCTTAAGAAACTCATAGTTCGTACAAGGTGCTAATTCAAAATGTACACGCTCCATAATGTCTCTATCCATGTAAGCCTCAAATACTTCCATTTCTTCTCTTTAACTTCTTTCATGTTTTTTTTTAATACCTCTCTTTCATTTGATACACTCATTATATCACTCATTCCTACCCCTGTCCACCATTAC